TCAATCACTATTGGCGCAAAGAAAAGATGGGAGTCAACACGGTAAGAGAAGCAAACGATAAATACTTCTCCCCCTACACGCCTAACAGCCGCTATAAATCTGCGATAGAGCAAGGGCTTGCTTCGGGGAGCAACGAGTATATGGTTTTTCATCAAGATGGAGGAACTCCATTTAGTTGGTCTAGTTCTACAAGGTTTCTGCATTTAGAGAAAGACAAAGATTACATAATAAGCGAAATTAGAAAATATGCGGAGGAATCGAAAGCTAAAGATGCAGAAGCAATCAAAAGAGCAGAATATCACCTAAACGAGCAGAAAGCTAGAGCAAAAGAAAGATACAAACTCTATTTAAGCGAAGCTCTAGATTTTATTAAGGCGAACGCAGAGAGTTAATGCTCGTCAGCATCAACTCGACAATAATTAAGGAGGTAGGTTATGAAGACAAAAGTAACAGGAACAATACAGATACACGGAGACATGCTTTTTATACCTCTCTCGCTCTCTCAGGCGGTCATAGACCTAATCAACGAGCAAGAAGGAGCAAAGTATCCATACACGGTAGAAATCAAGCAGGAACGCCCTAAGAAGACTTTAAGCCAAAACAATTATGCTTGGCTTCTGATCGGCAAAATTGCTAAGGTAATGAAAACGTCGAACGATGAGGTATACGAGTCTATGCTAATGCAATACAGCGATAAGTTTACTCATTACATCATGCCAAAAGAAGCTGTTGCATACTTTCAATCTCAATGTAGACGAAACCATCAGTATGCTAGAGAGTTAAACGATATGCAGGTTGAGGGCAAAGCAGGGGTGCAACTGCAAATATTCTATGGCTCTTCGGATTTTGACACCAAACAAATGAACCGGTTTATCGAGGGCATTGTATACGAAGCAAAAGACCTAGGCATCGAAACAAAGACACTTCAAGAGATTGCACTGTTAAATATTTAAAGGAGAGAAGAAATGAAAGCAGCAACATGTAAAGACTGCGCATGGGAACACACAACAGAACTAACCGGTTGCGCAGCGTATAAACACCTATCTGCACAATGCACAAACGAATCATCACTACAACAACGGCAAGAAACAGAACAGCAAATGCTAGACTACGCAAAGACACACGTTCCAAACAAATACGATGTAATGTTCAAAACACATCTAGTAAAAAGTTTTGTATTGAAAGACGAAGAGGTCGGTGGAGGATATTACGAAGGCAAAACATACATCAGCCACGGCGAAACTTTTGCTTGCTACACAACTAAAGATAAAGCAAAAAAGTACACATCAAGAAAAAGAGTAGAGACAACGTGGACTCTGCTTGGTGAAAGAACAAGCGGAGTTTGGGAAATAGAAGAGATCGAAGAAGAAATAGGAGATTGATATGAGAGATATATTATTCAGAGGTAAGCGGATAGACAACGGCGAGTGGGTGAATGGGTATTATATTTTGTGCGGAATGAGTGGGAAAGCGTATATATTCCCACTTGATAGCTGTGCAGACGAAAGCGAAAGAGTAGGCGAGGAGGGTTGTCTAAGACTTGTAACATGGGAAGTAGACCCCGAAACCGTCAATCAATACACAAAACTAAAAAGCAAAAACAACACAAAAATATTTGAGGGCGATAGCGTTGTCCCTTATTACATAACGCCTTTTGGAAAAAAGACAGAAGACTTAGACCACGACAGCCAAGGTGTTATTGAATATTTTTATGGTAGCTTCGTGGTTAAAAGAAGGAACGGAACAAGGATAGCCCTAGACACCTACATGGACTTTGAAGAAGGGGAGTACATTCCTAATTACGGCACAGTAGCAAAAGCAATGTCAAACACCTGCGAAGTTGAAGTAGTGAGCGTAAGCGAATAATGCGCGATTAATAATAGCGACAAGGAGGGAAACATGGAAGACTGGAGAAACAACTCCCCACCAATGGACGAACCATACGAGGAAGAAGAAAAGGAAGAGAAACACGACACACTAGAAGAAGAGGGAGGAGAATAGAATGAAAATAACAGTTACGATAGACGAAACAGAATTAGCAATGGTTATATTCGGTTTGCGGTGCGCTCAAACCAGCTCTGATGATATGTTTAAGACTCATCAAGGTGAAAGGACATACACCGATCTATTGCAAAAAATTAGTAAACAGTATCAGGATTTTGTACAGCAATGAAAGACAGCATCATAACAAAAAGGCTAGAAGAAGCGGAGGATTGATATGTTTTGTAAATTATTTGACGAAGGAACAGACAGGGGAAGATGCTTAGTCTGCGAGATAGGCGACTATCATCCTGATGAAGACGAGATAGACTGCGATCACTTAGAGGATGACGGAGAATGAAAGGGGAAACATGACACAAACGTTTGTATTGCTGTATAAATTCCCAACTCTTAACGATTATACAGACACCGCAAGAGGTAATAAGTACGCATCGGCAGCAGATAAGAGAATGCTCACAGACCTCGTAACATGGGAAGCTAAGTCACAACACCTTAAGCCTGCTAAAAAGGCTCGTATCGGCTTCCTATGGCGTGAGACTAACCGCATGAGAGACCCGGACAACATAGCGTTCGCTAAAAAATATATTTTGGATGGGTTAGTCAAAGCGGGAGTCCTGCAAGGTGACGGATGGAAGCACGTTACAGGCTTCACAGACGATTTTGAACTAGGCGACGAAAACGAAGTGACTGTTACTATAACAGAGATATAAAGGCGATTTGAAGGAATCGAGCATTATTTCGCCAAGGCTCAACGAAAGGAATGATACGATGGAGATTAAAGAGATAGAGATTTATGGGAAAACAAAGATTGTAGGCTATCAATACACTTGTCCATATTGTTTTTCTGAAAATCACTTAAAGGTTGACGCTTTTGACTATGAAAGTATGAGGAATTATGGAGTAGACGTAGTCTGCGAGGATTGCGGAAATACATCTAAGGTAATTGGAATAGATTATGATTAACGCAGGTTGAGCAAAGCGAAATAATGCGCGATTAATCAAAGCGACGAAAGGAGAACAATATGAGTTTAGCTGAAAGGGTAACAGAAGAGTGGAACAGAAGGCATCCACAATTAGAAGGAGAAAACATGAAACATATAACATACCTAGAATCAGTAGGCATACACGAAAGAATAAACAAAACAAACATAAACGTTTATTATAAAATCCCAGACGACCCAGAAAAGCACGAGCAAGTTCTTATCAAATGGGCAGAAGAACACCCAGTAAAAACAAACCTAGACATGCGTAAAGAACAGATCGCAAAAATGTCAGCACAAAACTACGCCACGTTCATAGAAATAGGAGGCTCGGTAAACGACTACGACACAGACGTTAACTGGCTTAACGCACCTGCTGATGAAATTTGAAGTTTTGTAGGAGTTTTAGAGTTTTATGGTATTGACAAGGCACAACAAAAGTTGTAAAATGTAAGAAAGGAGAATTTCATGGGAAAACTATACACAATGAACGAACTTTGCAAAGAGTTAAGAATATCACGACCAACGGCAACGAAGTTACTACAAGAGAACGCAATTAAAGGAAATAAGATAGGTCACTGCTGGCGAATCACACAAGAGGAAATAGACAGGCTTTTAGGAAAGGAATAGAGCATGGCACAAAGACGAATGTTAAGTTTAAAAGTAATAGATACTGACCTTTTCTTAAATATGCCTTTATCAGCGCAAGGTTTATATATGCATCTTGTTTTACGATCTGACGACGATGGGTTCATGGACAAACGCAAAAAAGTAATGGCTATGGTAAAAGCAAAAAAGGCTGATTATGAACTACTTATCCAAAACAAATACATCATAGATTTTGATACAGGAGTGTGTGTTATCCGACACTGGTTTGTACATAATTTGATAGCAAAAGATAGACGAAACGACACGATGTATACAGAAGAAATCAAGCAACTCACACTAGATGTTAACAAAATGTATACAAAATGATTACAGTTCGTCAACACAGGTTAGTATAGGTTAGTATAGTATAGGTTAGGTAAGTACGTGTTACTAGTAACTTAGAGGTGAAAAATGGATTTATTAAATTATGGGTTTGGCTTGAAACTGCAAGAAGCAGACATTCGTGTTCAAACCAAAATAGAGGAAATTGGTATTGAGGAATACGAGAAACAGCACGAACTAAAGCAACAACAAATTATTAAAGATTCAAATATAAGAGACAGGTACAAACACGCTAAGTATTTGCTAGAGCAAAGTGGTCTAGGAGAAAAGTTCTTCAACAGAACATTCGATTCTTTTGATGTAAACGACAACAACGAAAAAGCATACATGGCATGTCGAAGGGTTATCTTAGAAAAGTCTAAAGGTGTTTTAATATCCGGCGACAACGGAATCGGCAAGACCCACCTCATCGCTGCTTTGACTAACGACCTCACAACGCAGGGCAAGTATGTGGTGTATGGAACGGTCACACAGCTTATGAAACGCAACGACCCTTGTGACAGCGACTTCGTTTGTATAGACGACTTGGGCAAAGAGTTTAAGTTTGGTTACAAGGAAGACGACGTTAAGGTTTTTGTGTTTGATCTGGTGAACAAGCTGTACGAACAAAACAAAGGCATCGTCATCACAACAAACCTAAACGGCAAACAGCTAAAAAAGAAATATGGAAACGCTGTCGTCAGCAGACTTGGCGAAATGTGCGAATGGGTACAATATCAAGACAAAGACTGGCGATGGAACAAACCAACCGACGGAAAGGAGAAAGAACAATGAGAATAGTAAGCCAAGATAAAGAGGTAGATATTAATTATGATAACTACATGATTTTATACGATGAAGAATATGAGGGGGTAGGGATAAGACCTGTTCTTGATGAATTATCGACAATAACAATCGGCTACTACAAATCAAAAGAACGTGCATTACAGGTTATGGCAGAGATAAGAGAAGCAGCGGAAAGTTGGGAATGGCGAGACAAACCGAGTAACACGGGCAGGTATTTTTATGAAATGCCAAAGGAGTAAGAGGCGATACGATGCTGACGTGCATTATTTCGCCGTTGGCTCAACGAAAGGAGAACACTATGGACAGAACAGAATATTTGTTGATATGTTTAATCGAGGAATGTGCGGAGGTGCAAAAAGTCGCTACAAAATGCTTGCGATTTGGGTTGAAAAACCATCATCCAAACAGACCAAACATTAACAACCAAGCGGAACTCAATAAAGAACTTCTTGATATTGATGCAATAAGGTACATGCTTTCGGATAGTGCAACGATTTTCCGCAGCCATATTGACCCTGCTATTTACAACGACAAAATAGAAAAAGTGAAGAAATACATGGGAGTATCAAAAGAAATTGGAATTTTGGAAAGGTGAGCGTAGCGAAATAATGCTCGATTAATCAACTCGATAAAAAAAGGGAGGTATAAGAATGAAGAAGGTAGAAAGGAAATCACTTTTTGGAAAGAGCCCAGTATATGGAGATGGAGCAATGGGCAACAAAATCAATGAAATAATAGACGAACTAGAAAAACAAGGTAAATGGATACACCAACACGACATAGAGGTAATCAAAGAAGCACTCGACAACGAAGTAAGCGATTTAACACCGCAAAAACTTGATGCAATCGAGCAAGAGGAATTTGAAGCTGACCTAGTGAGCAATAAAATCGGCGACAAAGAATATTAGGAGATAAGGAGAAGTAATATGGAACAGATAAAATGCGCGAGGTTACTAAAAGAAGAGTTTGATGAAATGAAAAAGGTACACGAAGCGTGGGTGAGGCTAGATATTTATGAAAGTAAAGAAGATTTAGTTAACGCAATGGCTCGGTTAGCGGCAGTAGAGGTCGGATTTGAGGTTTCAAAAGGTACGGAAATGACAGGCTTTGAGATAATCTCAGGGTTGCCGATAGAGGAACAGCAGAAGGTCGATCTATTCTCGGAAAGCGTAAGCACAACGCACGGAGGCGCATTTTGTTACATCGGCGACGAATGCATAGTTATGAGACAGCTCTACCGCTACAACGGAACGAAGTTCGAGGTGTATGATGAATCTATATAAAATCACAGAGCAAACAAGGGTAACGACAAGAGAAGCATATGTAATAGCAGAAGGACCTACACAAGCCGTTAAGAAACTTAACGCCAAACTAATTGAAGAACAAGGGCGGTCACTTGAATTAGGGTCTATAAAGTTTATATGTGATGAAAACCTTTATAAAGATTTGCTTGTAATTTAAGGAGGAACAAATGATAAAGAAATTAATCACAACGGTAGTACTAATCTTGCTGATGTTACCCGGGACTGCTTACGCTATCCACCCACGAGACGAAATATACTACAACGCATCAGTAGAACTACAAAACTACAAAGAAGAAATAATCGTCTTAGCAAAAGTAATACACGGAGAAGCAAATTACGAGCATATCCCGGAAATACAAAAAGAAGCAGTAGTATGGACGGTACTAAACCGAGTAGACGTTGGACATCGTGGTAACACCATAATCGAGTGTGCAACCGCTTCAAGCCAGTTCGCCTACGACAGACACGCACCTGCGACAGACGAGTACAAGGCAATCGCAAGAAACGTGTTGAGAGCGTGGCTGATGGAGCAAGAGGGCATCTACGAGTACAGGCTACCGAAAGATTACCTATACTTTGTCGGCAAGAGAGGACATAATTTATTTACAAGAGAATACCAGGATGGAAAATATTTTAGATGGGAGAATTGAAGATGAAACCAATATACAAGCCTAGCGGGAAAGCTAAAGAATACGGGGACTATGCAATTAACATTTACACAGGCTGTACCCATCGGTGCTCGTACTGTTTTGCGCCGAGCGTGTTAAGAAAGACACGAGAGGATTTTCACTCTAACGTCGAGCCGAGGAAAAATATTGTAAACGAAGTTAAAAAGCAAATCGAAAGGGAAAAATTAAAGGGCAAATTAATACATCTTTGTTTTACATGTGACCCTTACCCTGCGGATATAGACACAACTGCGACTAGAGAAATCATTAAATTGATTAAGGATAGCGGGAACCATGTACAGATATTAACAAAAGGCGGTACAATTTCCGAGAGAGACTTCGACTTACTCGATGAGAATGATTGGTTTGGCGTGACATACACAGGATATGGGGGTGGAAAGCTGTGTCTGCCGTGCGAACAAGAACCCTTTGCGGCTATACCTGCAAATCGTTTAGCTGTATTGGATCGCGCTCACGACCACGGAATAAGAACATGGATGTCTATGGAACCCGTATTGAATGAAAAAGATATATACCTCATGCTTCGTCTCAATTTAGGATATGTTGATAAGTTCAAAATAGGAAAATTAAACTACCACCCATCAGAAATAAACTGGGGAGAGTTTGGTAAAGAGTGCGAGAGGCTATGCAAAGAGAACGAGCTTAACTATTATATCAAAGAAGGATTAAGAGCAGAGATGAACAAAAGTTGAGCGCAGCGAAATAATGCGCGATTAATCAACTCGACGAATCCTATTGCAAAAGATTCTATATAAAATAATATGCAATAGGAATCTTTTTAAAACTTTCTGCATACTATAAAGCAGGAGGTACAACATGAAAACAAAAAAGAACTTCAAAAAGTGGGCAAAGATTCAGAATTTAGACATAACAGAGTACGACAACCGCAGATTTTACAGGTTGTTGAAACGAATGGGGAAAAAGGTGAGAAAAGATGAGATTTTGGAAAGAAGCACCGACATATTGTCCTAGGTGTGAAGATGAGTGCAAGGTAGAGAAGTTTCACGATGAAATAGGGCTTGTAGAAACAGACGTGAAATGCAAGTGCGGCTATCATTACAACTGGAGTTACGGGCACATCACAACCGACGAAGAATACGACGAGCAGAATCAGAGTGAGCAAAGCGAATAAGTAGCGATTAATCATATCGCCAAGGAGTAAAAATGTATTCAGACATGGGAATGAGTAGCGAGTGGCAAATTGGGTACGAACAAGGATATCACAAGGGGTACATACTAGGGCAAAGGTTATTCCTAGAATATTTAACCAAACAGGAACAGCTAAGCGTGCGACCAATAATTATTGTTGCAAGCGAGGAAATTAAAAAGAGAATGGAGGCAGAAAAATGAAATGGTATATAGAACAAGGCAGAAAAAAAGGTTGGGTAGCAGGACTAACAATAGCAGCGTTTTGGGCAGCGATAATCTACATCAGATGGTTTATGTGAGGGCGATATGGTGCTGACGCGCATTATTGAGCAAGCTCAATTTGAAAGGATTGAAACATGAAAAGATTTGATAGAGCAACAACGATGGCGCTAGAACTTGCGGAAGACTACCCAGATGCTTACTCTGAGATTTTTAAAGAAACAAAGCGCAAATTGTTCATAGAGCCTTTTGAGAGGATTAATGTCGGAATACCAACTACTTTCACATGGAAAGTAGGGGAAAGGACTACAGTTTATCAAAAAAAAACGGAACTATACCTTTACGCACGGTTAACACAAGATATAGTTTTAGCGTAAGTTTTAGAGTTTAGTGGGTTGACAACGGTTTTGTTTCGTAGTACACTTATAGTGTTCCTAATTAGGAATACTAATATTACGAGGTGAACATAGATGACTGATAAACAGGAAATAATAAAGATAAGGCTAATAAGGGAATTGGTCGATGGGTGCATGAAAGAAGGGCTAACACTTGAGGATATAATAGCGTTGCCATACTACAAAGAAATTGTACTCGCCTACGTAGACGAGAAACTAACTAGATCTTAGCTCAGTAATTATCTTCGGAATTGCGACCATTACGCAACGATAAATAATATCGTCTTGCTCTCTTTTTCTAGGCATTGGGCGATACCATAAAAGGATGCTTAGAAAGTATCGGTTAAAATAAACTTGACATTGAACCAACATAGTGTTAAGGTTTAATAGATAGGAGTGCGAACTCCGACAAAAAACGATTTGGGCGCAAGCCCTAACAAAAATGAAAAGGTGACCTTAGGTCACCTTTTTTTATATCATCGCTTGTTTCAAAACCATATCAAACATATTCAATCCACGATTATTATACCTAAAACAAAACTCGTCAACATATCTTTGCATATATTTAACAGATACATGATGATATATTCCGTACACACCACGCTTTAATGTCGCCCAAAAACTCTCGATAGTGTTCGTATGAGTTCCGTTGTGGTCTGAATACGCTTGACGGTGGTCTATCCTTAGATGCACGTAGTTGTTACGCTCTAACGGGCTGTATGCGTGTAGTTGGTCTGTTACAATAGTGTTGTTGTTCTCCGGCTTTGAAACTTTGTTAAGAACGTCCATAAGTTGATTGAACGATAGCGAATAATGAGCATCAAGGCGAGGGAAAGGCACTTTAATTAGTGCCTATTTCTTTCGCTATTATTAATCGCTCATTAGCTCACTTTGTTCGCCTTTTACGCTTCTTTATCATTGGTTCTATAAACGCCATGATTTTATCGAAACAGTCTTCACAACAATCTACACTTTGCCCATTCAATTCATCGTAAACACTGTGCGAGTATGGTCTCACTATTGAATGTATAGTTAAGACGTCATCACAATACTTGAAACATAAGTCACATTTATATGCTTTCATTTTGTCCCCTTCCTCTCTACTCACTTTTGGATCGGGCAACGGTTGCCAGTAAGTGATGTCTTCTTTGCATATAACGCCGTCGATGAATCCTTTATGCGCATTGTTATTAAAGAATGTTTGTCTTACTACAAACTCACCATCTGTTACGAGATATTCTTTTTGTTCTGTTGGTGGATATTCTACACCTATCCATCCGTCTGCTCTTTTGTTCCACGCAGCTATTGCGTCTTCTTCTGTGGGCAATAAATTAGTGGAAGCTCCACATAAATGACACTCGACATAATGTTTTGTTGCCCTTCCCGTCACCTCATCATAAACGCCACTATCTTCACTATTACAGAACGGACACTTCTTTAATTCACTCATAACTCTCTCCTTTCTTAGCGATATGATTAATCGCGCACTATTTCGCGTTGCTCAACTTGGCTCCACAATTCCAACAATATTTTATATCTTCAAGAACGCTACCTTCCCAATCAAGCCAACTTTCATAGCCGCACCTACTACAAACCCAATGCACATTGTCTTCTTCGCCATCTGTATTCCATTCGCATTTAACAACCTCAGCCATCTCTCCGCTTTCTATTTTGCGGAGGTCTTGAAGTATCTCTTGCATAGCTACGCTGTTTGGCGCAGTGTTGAGTAGATACTTCTCCATTAAAACTATTTTCTCTTTAATATTCATCGCTCCTCCTTTCTAAGAAATCTCCAAAACTATATTCTGAATCTTTACCGACACAAACGGGCTCCATGTGCTCGTTGTTCTCTTTCAAAACAAATATGCCAAATTCAAACTTTGTAGCACATGCTTTGATAAAATCGTCGTAAGTTCTTTCAAAAGCTGCAACGTCTGTGATTCCTTCGCTATATTCTATCATGTGAGGGCACAGAGGGCGTACAGAGCCGCTAAACCAATCAACACCGCTAATACTACCCCTAGCTTGTGAACGAAGCTGTAGGGGCGTACACGGTACTGTCTTCGGGGTAATGTGTATTTCATAATACTCCTTCTGCCTTTCGGCTGTCGCTTTGATTAATCGCGCATTAGCTCGTTCCACTCGCCAAGCTATCTTTTCGTATGACCGTACATTATTCGGTCAAACACTCTCCAAAAGTCTGAGCGGTCGCCTCTGCGATTACACATAAGAGAACCTTGATTAGAGTTCCGAAGATTACTATAACCCTTACCACACGAACACTCACCACCAGTATCGATGTATAGAGTGGTGTCGCCAAACTCCTTAACGGCTTTTTGGTATACTCCTAGCTCCGACAAAGGGAAGTTCGTTAGCAAATGTGGTAACGGTTTATCAAGTTCATCAAGATCATACATAATTCTACCTTCTTTCTTTTAGTTGAGCAAAGCGAAATAATGTCCGTCAGCGTCATATCGCTTTTAACTCTTTATATAAGTATTCGACACCTACCCCGAAACACCTTTATTTATTTTCAAACTTTTGTAAGAGTTTTGATGTTTTATGGGGTTGCAATTAGTTTTTATATGATGTATAATAGAGAAGTAGAAATTTAAACAGCCTCACAATTAGTTGCGAGTCACCAAAGTAAATCACACATGCCTTGAGTGGCTCGGAGCTGGTTTTTTAGAAAGGAAGAACAAATGGAGATTACAGTTAGCGCAAGAGACTCAAACGAGTTATTAGCCAGTATTGATTACAACGAAGAGACGGGAACGGTTGAGTTCATAGAACATGACAGCGTAAGGGTGGACATAGATGGCGCAAACGGCAGACCTATGTTGCGGCTCATAGACATCGGGAAGCCGACAAAACATGTCGAAACAAAAAGATAAACTAATAATAAAAATAGGTAAACAGCTCGACAAAATCACACCTGACAACATAATGGAAATGCGACCACTGATATACATTGAGGTTGCCAAGCTCAACAAGCTGTATAATAAAGCAACTTATAAGGGGCAATAAAGTACGAACAATGCAACTTATTGGAGGCAACAAGATTTACGAGAAGGGGAAAGAATGAAGCGATCTGATATAAGCGACTACGAAGTATGTAAAGCATATGTCGAAATGCGCAAAAACTGGAACGGAGCAGAAGGAAATTTTGCATACCCTTACGACATACTCAGTGCTCGGTTTAAATGCCCTGAGAAGGTTGTGTACAGAGCAATGGAGCGAACGTACGACAGGGGACTAATCGAATGTGGCGTATCGCTTCGCACTGGATGGGTAACATCAAAAGGGGAAACGCTGTTAGCGACTTATTTAGGGGAATAAAATGCAAATAATACCTATTACAATCCGCAAGATCAAACAAACACTCCACGAACTAAAAAAGGCTCACGCTATGACAGGGCAGCCATACACAAAATCAGAACTCAACACTATACTTCAAGACATGATAAAATACCAACTCACAATATACGCAGGATAACTAAACAGCGGTTGAGCTGTGCATATACTGGCAGCCAACCGAAAACCATATCACGCTAATATCAACAACGAAGTTAGCGCAAAAAAACATCGGTTATGGCGTCGAGTGAGGCGCGACGATAGGGTCGCTACCTATTGCGGGGTCACCCCCCACATAGCCGGCATGGAAACGTAAAAGAGAAACTAGGGGCAGTACCTAGCGTTTTCACCAAATCACTTACACCTTGGTACGGGCGTTGCTTACTCAACGTTTCTGTGAGTGGCGAAATACAATGCTCCTAAGCGAGCCGGGGGAGAAATCCCCCAACAAAAACAAACAGATGTATGGCTGGAAATGCCTAACACATGAGAACCAACTATCTGGAATTTCCGTATAGTTGGAACTACTCGAAAAAGTCGAGTACATGAACCTTGACAATTAAATAAAGGTATAAAAAGAGAGCTTCTAAAGTACGGAAGCCCTCTAGTGGAGGAAACTATTTCCAATCCCTAATTAAGACGCTCTTATCCAACAAATTAAACGCTTGTTTTAAGTGGCTTTTTTCTGAATTTAAAGGGACTGCCTTGTAAACCTCGAAGTTTTGCATTACTAATTTACCGGCACTGTCGAAAACGTCAGCTTTCCATTTGGTATTTTGTTCCTTAATGTTTTCTAAAGTATACTTAGTGGCTAAACCTTGTGATATAAAGTCTAACATTGTTATTGACATAACAAATCCCTTTCAGTTGATGTACAAAGCGCACCGACACGCAGTCGAGTTTATAGTAAACCGTCAACAGTATCAATCGAAAAGTGTTTAACGTTATGCATCAATATGTATCTGTGACAGTCTGGCAAGCTCGTAAATTCTTCAAGTACTTTATAAGCGTAGCCGTTCCATTGTCTTAGAGTAATCATTGTGTGCCCTTTCGTCGTTTTGATGCTGACGCGCATTAGCTCGCAAGCTCGCCCTTGGTTTACTCACGTTAAGCCGTTGTGAGTAAGATTTGCGCATGTTGTCTTAAATCATATCATGCAAAGAACAGTATGCCCAAGCAGCATCGTTTAAGCTAGGAGGGACAACGCAAAACGGAAATAGTATTAAAAATTCCGCAAAGTACCAATCCCAAAACTCATTAAAAGATAGTTTTTTTATGGCATCAATAATATTCATAACAAATCCTTTCTCCCTAATAAGGGAAGTCGTTTAAACCTGTGCAAACATTCCAACCATCACTACAAAGATAAACACTATTGAAGCAATGTAAAGAGGTTTAGGTATGTGTATCATCATTTCACCTCCAATAAATCCCAGTCGGTTATACCTGCATAACTAGCAACTTGTTCTATCACTAACATTCTCGGATGCTGTTTGATTCCGTTTACTATTATATTCGCATCCTTTGGCAAGGTAGCAGTTAAGTTTTTAACACTCGCTTGATATGTCGTTTCGGTTTCTTTTAAAATCATTAGCGGTTTAGGTATATAAGTCATATTATCTCCTTTCGTCGCTATTATGCTGACGCTCATTAACTCGCAAGCTCGCCTTTGCTTCATACTCGCCTTGTTTGATATATGATTCGTTTGTAATTGAATCAAGAGTCCGGCAAGTATCGCGGTCGCACACCCACTCTCCACCGTGGCAAGTGACACCATCTTCTTCGCGAATCAAGCAACCGCAACGCTCACACCTAAAAGCTCGAATGATGGGCAGCGATTCCGAAACACCTAAAAATTCACCTGAGTTTGAATATAACTTATTCATAATCTTACCTCCATATAGTTTAGTTACTACCTGCACAGCCTCCCAACTGCGCAACGCTCACGGCTTAAAGCTGTTTATACTCGCCGTGTCGAGTTAGTTCTTAACTGTCTTAATAAACTCATGCAGTAGCCTTGTAATCTCTTTTACTGTTTCTTCATAAGACTCCAGATTGATTGCTTGCTTTGCCTTCTCGTCGTATTCTCGAATTAGCTTATAATCATGCTTTACGTTGGAATCGCTCAAAGGTGAATACCCTGTAGAGATTAAAACGCCATCTATGTCGTAGTAGTCGCAACTCCAACCATTTTGACCGCAACTATATGCAGTTGGCGATTCGTGCCTTAAAAGATATTGAGCATCACAATATCCGATAGATATAATAGTATAGTAACCGTTTCTCATTTCTTTTTTAGTAGCTTTAAGTTTCATAATATCCTCCAATATAGTCGAGTGAAACGAGATAATGCACGTCAGCATAAAATCGCCTCTAAGTTCTAACCAAGCCGCAACACCTAAGAAGGTTTTACAAACGGCTTGATGCAATGTGTAACTTTGCAATCTAAGATGCTATCTCTAAGTAGTCGTTAATACTTGCGTAACCATAATCAAGAACCATGTTTTTTGCATCTTTTGTGCGCATATCTAACTTTCCGTGTATGGTTGTGTATGTTCCGAAGTACTCATCAACCGAACGTGCATCATTGGCAATGTCTAAACCTTTAAAAAAGTATTGGCTACTGCAACCTTTAACCATAAAAGGCTTGTCGGCGTTCAACATAACGCGGGTTATACTCCTCATCGTGCACAAGTTAGTAATGTCAACTAGGTAATATTTGTTCATGGTTAAATCCTCCTATATATTTGATTATAATGCAATATTCAATAAAAGATACCTAATACCTTTATTAAATAAAAGAGTTAACACAAACGTAACATATGGAAGGGGAGAAGATGGACACACAAGAACAAGCAGAGATTCTAAAGTTATATAAGCAAGCAGGCATAACCCTTAATTATTATGCAGATGAGTTGCCGAAGAACGCACCAATAGGAACGGCTGCATGGTATGACGAGAACAAAGGGAAGTATCTAATATTCCCTGTAAATGTAGAGAATCAACATAGACCACACGAAAGACCAATGGAGCGATTATCCGAAAGGCTCAAGCAAACTGTAGAGATTACTACACCAAAGAGAGGTTAAACAATGCCACGTAAACCAGGAGGAAAACCACAAGTATTCAAGATACGACCAGACGGTAAAAATGATACAGGATCACCAAGAGTATACAAGACAGCTAATGATCTAGAAGATAAAATAAACGAATACTTTGGTATACAAGACAAGAGCACAAGACGATATAAGGATAAAGAAGATAGACAGAGGATAATAGTAACTGGCTCACCTTACATGTACTTAGAACTCAAGCTACATTGTTTTAACACCAATACATCAGCACAGCCTTACGAGAACGGTATATACGACGAAGACCCTCGTATTATAACAATGGAAAGCGGGAAAATTATAGAAGAAAGACATAACTATTCTGTAATCCTTGCGCGCGGGAAAGACAAATGTCACATAAACCAGTACAAAGGGGCTATAATAGGCGCATTAGACTCACGTATGGTCGCTTTAAACCTCCAGTCTAACTATGGTTACTCTACCAAGCAGGATATAACAGCAGACGTGACAGCCAAGGCAGAGCGACCACAGACAGTGCTAGAGCTAACCGATGCGCTTGCACAGCTCAAGCTAAAGCAAGCCGAAGAACAAGCACAGATAGCCGAATAGTGCATAAAACACTGCATAAACGGCTTAATTACTGCATAACGTGCATAAACACATAGAATACACACAAACCAAGGCAAGCAAACATACGATACCTATCGACTAAAGGCTTGTATGCCCACCGTATGGACACCAACAACACATTATACAGCCTTTATGCACTAATATACAGATACTAGCACAACACCAGACAACGAGTAACAAGCTCTATACACGTACCAATGCGTGTGTAAATACACAAGGAGGCTATCTCCATGACATGTACTGTCTGCGGTAGCTCCAGCACAGTGGTAGTAAAGGACGGCAGCATCAAGCTCATTGTATGCGATAGCTGCGGTACACCACAGGGCAAGTAACACACTTCCTTTGAAACAATAGAATAAGAATACACATGGACTCCGGTGACCCCGGGGGATACCACTCAAGGGGTGGGGGTACTGCGACAAAAGATACTATACAGGCACGTAATATTTAATCACTTTAGACATATAAGACAACCCAACTAATATTGGAGGTAACACAATGGACAAAATTTCAGTCAGAGCAGTCCACGCAAAAGGTACAGAAGCGATGGTCGGGGACACGATTAAGAATGATTATTATTATGAGTTTTACAAAAAAGCTTGTGCATTAAAGAGGGGCGAAGAGTTGCATTGTGATGAGGATAGAAAAGACCATATAAGCAAAATCTGGTTTTGCCCACGTGATGGCATGTTCGAGGTTTTAAATAAATATGGAGAAGTTCAGTGGACGATTAAAAGTAATACGTATACAGTTACCCACACATAATATTCAAATTCACGTATCGCACAATGGTTGATGGATAATACTGGCGGCACTTTTTAACAACCGACACCGCTTAACCGCGAGGCAAGGAGAACAACATGAATGATAAAGTATTCGCATTACCATACTGTTTATCAAGAGAATCAGATACCGAAATGCTAAAAATGGCAACTATCCGCACAGCATGGGGACAATATTGTTTAGGGGAAATTAAGAGATTAGACTATGAAACATGCTTCCTAGAAAACTACCCAGATGAACAGAATATAGGAATTCCAATATAGCCATAAAACATTTTTAAAACTAAAGGAGACTTATATGAGATTAACAGCCACAATAACAAGACCCGACAACACCACAGCATACACAGCAGGCGACGTTATAGGTAACACGTCAAGCATCATAACTTTTAGCGGAATGAGTCCCGGAGTTAAAAAGATACTAGGTGCAAGATTCCTTGTAGGCATAACAGCGGTACCGGCAGGCATGGCAGCGTACAATCTGCACTTGTATAGTGCATCACCTACGAACATAGCTGATAACGGCGCATGGACACTTCCTACAGCAGACTCAGCTAAGTACCTTGGAAGCATAGTTCTAGCGGTGCCTGTAGCTTTAGTTGGCGATGTTATATTCTCTCAGGATGATGAAGTTAACACTACGTTCAACGTATCTGACAGCGAATCTAATATATACGGACTTCTTGAAACAGTCGGAGGTTACACACCCGCATCAGAAACCGTTCATACTATCTATTTGGACATCGAGTAAGAGGAGGAAGAAAGAAGATGGAAGCAAGTGGAAAGCTATTAAACCTTGATAGAAACCTTGTTGTTAGAAGATACGGTTCAAGTCGAATATGCGTAGACTATAAAAACTGCTGGGTATCTGCCGGCTGTATGCTTGAGGGTACATATGGCGAAGGAATCACGTTTGAACTAGCGTGTGAAGATTATTTAAAGAAGATAAGCGGGAAGACTTTGGTATTTGATAGCGGAACAGATCACAGAAAAGAAGTAACGGTGCTATAACCAAAATTTTTTAACCACAAATGTATAAAAATACAATAAAGATGAATAATTATTACTTCCCAAATATAGGCCGGCGTGGTTGAGCCACACGGACTGCTGCGCCGGTAACTTCCAAAGGACATTATGCCAACTCGTAAAGAATTAGAGTTACAAATAGAAATAGAAAAACTTAATCTTAAAGAGCTTCGGACACGTAACGAGATTTTCAAACCTATTCGCAACTATACAGGCAGAAACCTTATTTTAATTGGCGGGTCTAGTAGCGGAAAGTCATACGAGATAGCGGACATGTTTATTGATCGTATGGTGCACGAAACGCTAGAAACCATAGGACAGGCTCATAGGTTGCTGTGCGTAAGAAACGAGCGCAAACAAGTATCTCTATCACAGTTCCCTCTTTTAAAGGCTAGGGCGTTACTAAACTATCCTGACCAGGAGTGGCAGTTCAACATAGCTGCTGGTACTGAGAAAATCACTCTCGGAGGAAATGAACTTTTATTTGCCGGTCTGGACGATGTTGAAAAACTGAAATCTATATTTGATATTACTTCAATATGGGTAGAAGAAGCCGACCAAATACTTGAAGAAGATTATTGGGAACTTGAAAGACGTTTAAGAGGGTATAAGGGATACATGCAGATTTGCTTATCTTTCAACCCTGTAATCATAACATCGTGGATAAACAAAGTATTTTTTAAAGACAGAACCAAACGCACTATAAATCTTTGTGGTAGACAGCCTTTTGAAAACTTCAAACAGAAGTTAAAAATATCTGACAGAAAACTCAATCGAATAATTAAAGAAGAAATCTTAGTTGAGATAGCAGGCAAGAACGAAAAGAAAATTGTAGAAAACCATTACTACCACACCGTTCTAGTTCACTCAACATATCTCGACAATAAATTCCTTCCTGACTCTGAGTATATAAAGATGGCTCGACTTAAAGAAAAAAGACCCGAAGAGTTTAAAGTCTACGGTCTTGGCATGTGGGGCATCGTCGGTGGTGGGTACTTCAAAAACAAAAACGTCACTCAAAGAATACTTGAAATGACAGAGTTTAAAGTCAAAAGAGGCGAGTTTAAGTTTAAGTATGTTAACCATCAAATCATAGACAACACTATAGAATGGGTGCCGGACGAAGATGGTTATATCACAATCTACGAAAATCCAAAAAAGGACACTCCTTACGTTATAGGCGCAGACACAGCAGGCGAAGGGTCTGACTTTAACACAGGTATTTGCACCAATAATATAACAGAAAAAGACGTAGCAAGCATCAGGGTACAGTTTGATGAAGATTTACACGCCCGACAATTGTACTGTCTAGGCAAGTTTTACGGAGAACTAAACCATTGCGCTAACAACGCTCTGATTGGTGTAGAACTTAACTTTTCTACTCATCCACATAAAGAAATTGAAAGAATGGGTTACGACAATATCTATATGCGCGATCCAGCGCAAGACTCCTTTTCTGGAGAAATGGTCAGAAAGTCAGGATTTAAAACCACAAAATCAACACGGCAACATGCTTTAGATATGTTAAGAACGATAGTAAGAGAAGAACCCGATTTAATACGGGACTATACCTTACTAGACGAAATGCTGACGTTTGTTAAAAACGAAAAAGGTAAACCTGTTGCTATGGTAGGCAAACACGACGATATGGTAATGGCACGAGCTATAAACTGTTTTATTGCTCACCAGCAGTTAGAATCAGAACTAGAAACATTTGAGTATATAGATATGTCTAATCTACCTCAAGACATGATAGACGATTATCTCAGAGCAGCAGAAAATGAAAGACACGTTATTTTGCATAATTGGCGGCAAGAAGGAGTTGTATGAAAATAGAGTATTTGGTAGACGGTGAAATGTACGAGCTTGGCGGTGACGAGTTATTTGAGCAGCTTAGGCGAGATTTTTACCACGATAAAGGGCAGTACAACAACGAAGACATATTTGACATGTTCGAAAGGGTTTATAGAGGCACTTCGATTACTCAAAAAAACGTTAATTCTAAATCAAATCAGCCTATAAAACAAACTAACGTTGTCAGAAATCTTACGTCTGAGTTTATCGAAGCAAAAGTAGATACCAGCGTACCAATCCCAGTAGTCAAGTCTTTACGCCCTGGCATGGACGATCAAGCTAAAATGATACAAGAAAAAATTATATCAGATATGGCATCACTACCTATGGACAGAATGGCAGACTACAACGAGCGCACAACGTACATAAACGGCATGACACCTGCTTTAGTAACGTGGGATATGTCTTTAGGCTTGCACGACGAGTTAGGCGAGAAAAAAATTCTAGACTATCACCCAAAACAAGTAATTCCACAAGAAAACGTGTTCAAAGTCCAAGAAATGCAACGTATTCACTTCATGGACTCTAAAACAAAAGACGCTATTCAGCGAGAATACAACATTACTTTAAGTTCAAGCGGGGAACAATATCCTGACATTAATATAGTAGAGCGTCAGAAAAACGAAACTGACGCTACAGGTTCGTCAAAAGACAAAGTTACCCAAGTCACAACATTTTACCGCGACAAAGACGGCGACATAGGCAAGATGTCGTGGGCAGTCAACACGATTTTGGAAGATGTACCCAAATATTACTATCCTAGAGTAGCAAAATGTCCTAAGTGCGAAAATGAATATCCACAAGGCACAAAAAAGTGCAAGTGCGGTTCAAAAAAACTCAGAACCAACATACAAACTACAATAACTATCAAAGAAGACTTGTTTTTACCTCCAATTTCATACCCGCAAACCACAAAAGAAATAGTAAGAAACCTCGAAACTGGTGAAATACTTAGCGTTATTGACGTAACAAAAACTATCGTAAAAGAACGAACAGTTCCAAAAGGCACAAAAGTTCCTATTCCTGTACCTAAAATATTTCCAATTTCCATAAGAAGAAATGTCCCATATAACTTTTCGTTTAGAGGCAGAAGCGATGTTGAACTTATACAGCCGTTACAAGAATCTTACAAAAAAATCGCTTCGAGAATGGAAGAAAAACTTTTAAGTTCAAATTTCTTAGTATATGTTCCAGACAAATTAAATATTGATATTTCAAACGATGTTGTTACTGTTGTAAAAGGCAGCCCTCAACTTTTCAGCCAGATAAAAACTTTTAACATCCAAGCTCCTATACAAAGCGATCTTGTAGCTTTACAGCAATTGTACCAAGAAGCCCAAACAACTATAGGTATCACTCCATCGTTCCAAGGCAAGTACGATTCGTCTGCTAAATCAGGCAAAGCCAAAGAAATACAGGTTATGCAGACTCAAAACGTTATGGGCGCACCTATTAAAAACAAGTTAATATTCTACAGCGATTTGTTTAAGATAATGTTTTGGTTTGACCTTAACTTTACTCAAGAAGAACGCCCTTACTTCACGATAGACAGCAAAGGCGACACCATTTATAAATCGTTCAACAAGTTCAACCTTCTTCTCCAAGATAAAGCAGGAGAATGGTACTTCAATACAGATTTCATTTTCTCAGCAAGCAGAACAGAAGAAATCCCGACAGACAAACAGTATATCTATCAGCAAATATTAGGGTTCTATCAATCAGGAGCGTTGACCGTAGAACAGTTATGGCAACTACTCGCTGGCGTAGGATTCCCGATAGCTGAAAAAATATTAGAACAGGCGAACCAGCAAGACAAACGTGTGCAACTGTTAGAACTGCTTAAAACTCTGCCACCAGAAATATTACTAGAGTTTCTAAGTGCACCAACAGACGAATTAATACAAGAACTAGATGATTCGGCAAGAGAGCAAGAACAAGCACAAAATCAACCGAAAGGAGCAACCCAATGAAGCATGAATACATGATGCCGACAAACGGCGGACAAGGAACGTCAAAAGCACCGTATGGCGCAACAAGCAAAGCTGGCGGTAAGCTGAAAGAGGGCAAAGACCTCAGACAGACACCTTCCGGTGGTAACCAGGCGAACTACAACAAACAAAGCAAAGCGATGAGATACTAGCGCACGGGCGAATCCGTAGATTATAGCCACATGGGGCTTAAACCATAGGAGAAAAAAATGGACGAAAAATTGCAGGAAGAATCAGTAGAACCAACAGTAGAAGAATCAACAGAAGTTCAACCTGATACCGGTGAAAACCCGAGTGGTGAACAATCACCAAGCAACTTTGCTTTCGCTAAAGCAAGAGTAGAAAAGCGTAACGCGGAAAACAAGTTGCATGAATACGAACAAAAAGAAATAGAACGCAACGCCTTTTATGCAGCCCAAGCAGCTGGAGAAGGGTTTACAGAGATTACTACAGAAGAGCAGTACCGAGCAGCTATGCAGGAAGACCAAACTAACAAAACTCTTGAAAGTGCCGGCATTGACGTAAAAACTGTAGCGGCAATCGCATCAATAGTAAACCAAAAACCCGAACCACAAATTTATAATCCCAAATCTGAACTCGACGAGCTTAACGAAGCTCACGGTCTGAAACTAGAAAAAGTCGAAGATATATTAAAACTCGACAACGCAGGCAAGATATTAGATTTGATGGAGAAGGGCGAAAAAGTCTTATCGGCTTTTAACATAGCGAACGCTCAGTCATTACAAAACAATTCTGTGAACGAAGCTAGGCAAGAAGTTATAAACCAAGCAAAAGGGTACTCGCATATTAAGCAAACGCAAGGCGGAGGCGAAATAGAAACAATAACAGTCAGCCAAAAAGAAGTTGAAAACTGGAGAAAGTTTTATCCAGGTGTGTCTGACGAGGCATTGACCAAGATGGCTAAAAACCAGAAGAAAGCTGGCTGGTAAACAAAAGGAGTTGAAAACATGAGTTTCAAATACATAGCAGAAGAACAGAAAAATTCTCAACCTCTACAGTATTTTATAGGTACGAGTGATGAGGTTTTCCTGTTAGGCGAGATAGTATACCTATCGTCTGGCATACTCACAACGAGTGCGGCAACGACTGCCGGCACACAGAGATATGTAACAGCAGCAGGAATTACAGGTGACGGAGTAACAGCAGAAGTCCCTGTATACGAGATTAGAAAGACTACGAAGTTTGTTACACAAACAGCAGTCGAAATCGTTAGTACGGCTATTGGCAATAAGTACACGCTTACAACAGCAGCCACTAGCATAACAGACACTACAACCGCAGGCGTATTTATGGTGGACGAAACCGATGCAAAGACATTATCAGAAGTAGTCGGTCACTTTACAAACGCTGACGCAGTTTAAAAAGGAGTTGAGATAAATGATAGTAACAAAAGCAAGTGAACTTAATGATACCTCTTTTGGTAAAATTCAAGCTCCTATAAAACAGTATTTAGAGTCGCAAGACCTTTTAGCACTTGAGAACACGATATACGACCAAGTTATTCCGGTGGTAACATCGGGCGACTGGGCGGAATCATACGGCGGTCAGACATCGCTTTCAAACAGGATGCAGCCAAAGGGCGAGAACGCAGCTTATCCAGAATCAGACGTTCAGGACATGTACACTAAAATCTTGGAAAACGCTATAACGTGGAAAGATTCAGTATCATTTTCAAAAGAAATGATAGAGGATGGCAAGCTTGGCGCAATTAAAGACGAAGCCGGAACTTTGGTAGATAACTACTACGACACGATGGAAGAGTACGCAGCGGATTTCTTCACAAAAGCAATTTCAACTACGCAGTTGTTCGAAGGTAAAACATTCAACATTGCCGGCGCAGATGCTAAAGCGTTGTTTGCAACAGACCATCCATCAAAAACTGGTGGGTTTGCAGACCAGTCTAACTTGTACAACGCTGCATTTTCAAACGAGAATCTGACAAAACTGGAAGCTATTTTGTCGAACCAGAGAGACGATAACGGACGTAAACTAAGGTTAAGACCTGACACAATTATAGTTCCGTTTACAACCGCTGCCGATGCGGCTCAAAGGGAATTAGTGTTTGAAGCACTAAACGCAACTGGTAACCCGACATCGACAGACAGAGCCGGTATTTACAACGCTAAGAGATACAACGTAATCAGTTGGAATTTCTTGGGCGAACCTGCTGGAAAAACTGGTTCGACTTCGTGGTGGATGCTTGCAGACATGAAGTACATCATGAAGAACAAACCGTTCGTTTTGCAGAAGCGTATTGATCTTGAAATCAACTCTTGCATAGACACGAACACAGATGCAAACCAGTGGAGAGCTAGAGCTAGGCACGTTGCAAGTCCTACAAACTCGTTCAGAGGCATTGTAGCTTGTATTCCGGGTCTTGGCACTTCGCTTTAAGGGGGTACTGATATGAGCGCAAGTAAAATGAGCGGACCGCTGACAGTACCAGGCGGTTTTATAGGAAACGTCACAGGCAATGTTACAGGTAATGTGGCAGGAAATGTAACTGGTAGCGTTACAAGCGGTGGGTTAACGACTCAAACAGTGAGCGAACTCCTTCCAATTGTAGCAGATACTGACTCGCACGACACGACTTTGGTAATACCGATAAACGCAATCATCAAAAGGGTTTGGTTGTCAGTAACAACCGCTGAAGCTACAGGAACGACAAAAACTTTAATTGTAGGCATAAGTGGCGGTGACGAAGACGGATTCCTTGCTGGAGTTTCGGTAGCCTCGATTGCCACGGTTAAAGGTACGTTGCTCAACACAGGTCAGACACTAGGCGCGTTGATGAGCGTGGACGAAGACGGAGCAGGGGCTTTATCACCAGAACCATACATCACGACTGCTGCAACAACGATAGCGTATACACTAGTTGCTGCTGATTATGCAGAAATGGTAGCAAAAGTGTACGTTGAGTACGCAACACTAGCATAACTAATTAGGGGCGGGGAAACTCGCCCCGATTTAAGTAGGTGAAACATGAGCACAACAGTAGGACAGATTCAAAACTCGGTTTTGCACAAAATGCGAGTATTTTCTAACGCAGGTGAAGTAGCTACAGGAAGCGATATAGACGATTATAAATTGTCTATGATACCGTTTATTAACCTGTATCAGAAAAAACTTAGCGTAGAAACTAATAAACTAAAAAAGATATACGAAATATCTCACTTGATGCCCGATAACCAAATTGGGACATTTATAGAAAACGTTATTCACGAAACTACATCGGATGATAACGACGTAACCTTTGAAGCGGTAGGCAGTCAGGCGTACTCTTTCCAGGTGGCGGATACAGCAACAATTTTCATCGAAGAAGAGATTAATAGCGTGTGGACTATATTAGAAACAATTAACCACGTATCAGAAACAGGCGAAGGGTTTGTGAACTATTCAGATTCAACAGGAGTAGGTGACACCGACAACTCAGTTAGAATACGGTTTAGCGGCAGTTTCCGTTATCCGTATAGATGGGTAGCGTTGTTTGCTGATTTGTTCGTTACCGCACCTGAATACGCACCTTTTGTACCTTATGACCTTCCAACCGATTTTTATAAACGAAACCGAGTAGATTGGACATTTGAAAGCGAACAATTCACTGACTTTGCCGACTACAGGTTTGACGAATTCGATATAGACAACCGAAGAATTTACTTTAAATGGCTAGATAAGGGCGAGTTCAACGTTCATTACTACTCTTACCCTACTTTAATATCCGAAGACGGTACAATAGGCGAGTTTGACAGCACCGTAATAGACATGCCTGACGAAGTTGTGCCTACGTTAGTAGATTACATAGCATCCGATTTAATGCGAGACGAAGACGCTTATATGTCCGACAGTTTCAGAAATCAAGCTAGTGAGAACACTGTTAATCTACAAATAAACTCTCCCTCCGATAAAGGGCGACAAAAAATAATAAGTAACGATAACTGGTGATTAAAAATGAAATTACATCAAGTTTTTTGTAAAACAAAAGAAGGCGCTCATAAATGTGCGTTCGGATTTAAAGTCCGATCAGACGCAGAAAAATTTGCCGCCGAACTAAGAAAAAAAAATAGTCAACATAAATATTTTGTAAGGGGAACGTTTAATTAAATGTTTTATCCTAATACTAAAGTATCAAAACCACAAACCGAACAAACTCTAGCAATTGACAAGTTTAAGGGTATAAACATATCTGTTAATAATACCCAAATAGAAGACAACGAAACCCCCGAAATGCTCAATATGCTAAGTGACGATAAAGGAGCTTTAGACAGCCGTAAGGGGTGGTTGACTTTATTTGACGCTATCCCCGACAACACAAAAATTCAATCTATATTCGAATACAAGAAAGCTACAGGTACGCAATACTTGTTTGTTTCTAGTACAGTCGCAGCAGCTAATCTTTTCAAAATAGACGACATAGAATCAGAACCGCTAACTAATACTTTGATTGCTTCGATAGATTCACAAACCAGACCAAAATCCTTTAACTTTACTGATGACTTATATGTATTAGAGGCAGCAAGATATATGGTTTATAACGGCACTACGTACTCTTTGGTTGTTGGGTATATTCCGACAATAACAATAGGCACACCTCCTGCGGGTGGAGGAACAGCGTTTGAATCCAAGAACTTGATTGCAGCAGGGTTCATACAACAGTATAGCGGTGACGGAGTATCTACAGACTACCAATTACAATTTACAGACTTAGACGCTACGGCGGTTACGGTAGATATAAGTGGAGTTGCGTTAACGGAAGGTACAGAATTTGAAGTTAACAGAACAACAGGGGTAGTAGACTTTGCTGACGGCTCTGCACCGCATGGCGCACCCGAACTTGACATCAACAACGTTGAGATAACCGCTTTTAAAACCGTATCAGGTGACGCTGACAAAATCAATAAATGCACACAATTTGCGTTATGGGGTGCAACCGAAGGTAACAGAGTGTTTTTAGCGGGGAACTCCGACATACCTAACACCGACTTTAGAAGCGGGCTGTTAGATCCAACGTACTTTCCGAACGACGGATTTGACCAAGTTGGAAAAGACACTGACGCTATACTAGAGTATTCGTTTGCTTACGATGCACTAGTAATAATCAAACAAAAAAGTATATACATAAGGCAATATTACGAAAGTGACGGCGAACCTGTTTTTACCAGGTCTCTATTAAACGGAACAATAGGCGGTGTTGGAAGCGAAAACGTAGCTATTCTTGACAACTTCCCTACGTTTGTTACTACAAAAGGTGTTTACCAAATCGTTTCTATAGACCCTTTTAACGAAGAAAACGTAAGAATTATATCCGAAAAAATTAACCGAAACATAGACACTAACCCTATTGCGATAGACGGGATATTGGAGCTTGGAAACTTATCTGATTATGTAGGCATAGACTTTGACAAAAAATACTGGCTATTACACCCCACCAACGACATAGCGTGGGTGTACGACTACGACAGCACATCTGCGACTTATAACCAGTGGTACAGACTCGATAACATATCTGCGAACACCGCACTCGAAATCGGTGGAATGTTATATTTTGGACGTGATGACAAAGCTAGTATAGCAAGATTTAAGGACGTAACCGACTCAAACATAGCCGACGACACCGATGAAGACACGACAGATGTAATAAACGTCAGATGGGTAAGCAAAATATTCGACTTTAAATCATCTACAAACCGAAAATTAGTATCAAAAATATTTTTTACAATCAAACCTGCTGCTCGTACAAGCGCGTCCCTTTATGTAAGGAGCGATTTGCGAAGCGTGTGGAGATTAGTAAAACTCATAGCAAAATCATTGTTCAAATATTCTCTTATAAAATACAGCACATTTACATATGGTGCAAATGATTTTCCTCAGCAATCTCGCACAAAGGTTAAAGAAAAGAAAATAGGATATTACCAAATAAAACTTGAAAACCTAAACGAAACAGAATCATTAGGTATTCTGAACGTAGCAATAAAATTCATTTATCAAAGAGAGGTAAAAAGATGAGCTTACCAGCAACGAAAGCACCTGGCGATTTTTCATTCATACACGATGACCAAGTAGACGATTACGGTGTATCTGTTGGCGACTTTAACGTTGTACAGCAGGAATTTGACACTAGAGCGGTATTCAACCAAACTCAAATCAACGCTATACTCACCGCACTCGCAAGCGTAGCGGCAGACGACAGCGGTGCAAAGGCTATAGGATACGAAGGTAGCGCACCTGATGCGACCGTTGCGGCTGCTATTGACACTATATTCTCGGCTGGCTCTGGAACTATCCCGCCAGACAACACTATCACTCAAGCAAAAATGACCGACAATTCTATAGGAACAGCAGAGTTAATAGCCGGAGAAGTTACAGAAATTAAGTTAGGAACTATCCAGACAATCACCCTTGACACAGGCGACACTTTAACTTACGACACAGCTAATAACGTTCTAAAACTGAACGTAGACGGTGCAACCTCTGTTCAACTTGCTATGATAGTGTTTGGCACAGGCGCATCACCACCAGCAGGAACGTTTCCGCAAGGCACAGTCTACATGCAACACGAGGCTTAACTATGATAAAAAGTATTGACTCAAATCAAGAATCATATACAGAGGAAGAAAACCCAACTACAAATTTTGGCTCTTCAAGCAATGTTTTTGTTGGATTTGAAAGCGGTGGTATATTTGATCATTTCGGTTGGTTTGGATTTGATATGGCTTCTGTACCCGTTGGAGCAACTATTAGTGCGGTTACTTTTAACTTTACTATTAACGCAAGTTCTAGCACTGGTGGTAATTTTGAACTTCGTGATTTTACAGACGTATGGGACGAAGATACTATTACGTGGAATACTCAACCTACAGTTACCAATGCTGTTGTAGGTAGTCTTTCGTTGTCAGCTCTTGAATCAGGAGCAAAGTCAATTTCCACGCCAGATTTAATATCAATCATTAATGGGTTAAGACCTTCAGGACAACTTTCTATTAGAGGGGATTTTGGTTTAGGTTTAAGTTTTGCTATTGAGGCAAGTTCTATTTTCTTGGACATAACGCATGATTTAGGAAATATAAAAATATCACCAGACGAAGGAAGTATAGATAAAGCAGTTACGAGAGTTTTTATAGCAAACGATGAAGGTTCGATAAACAAACAAGTAATAGGAATATTTATAGCACCAGACGAAGGGGCAATAGACAAACAAGTATTATAAGGAGCAAACTATGGCAAACGGCGAACAGTATGTAAGAGACATATCCGCACAACAGCGAATATCAGTTATGGAAGACCTGAGAAGGAAATTCGAGCAAAGCGGGTCAGCTTTAGATGTTCAAGAAGCTGCTATTGACCCTCGGTATTTAGAACAAGCTACAGCGGCAGACGTTGCAACACAGCAAGCGTCCAGACGACTACAAGAAATCATGGCTAATCGTGGGTACGCTACAGGTCAACAGTGGGGACAAACAGGCTCTATGTTAGCGGCAGGTCAGCAAGCACGATCTGAACTCGGGTTACAGCGAACACAAGCGTTTACCGATATAGGACGACAAAGAACAGGATTAGCTACCGGTTACGCAGCAGCGCAAACAGGTGCAGAAGCAGATATTCAAGCTCAGTTGATGCAAAACCTCTACGAGAACTATATGAGAAATCAAAGTAGAGGTGGTGGAGGGGGTGGAGGTTATCAACCAGCACCTTTAACCGGAGCGCAAGCGTTTCAAAATCTTTATAATCAAGCTGGTGCTGGTACTGGGGCTTCTCTTGGTTCTAATTTTGGATTTGGCGGTGCTTATGGTACAGGTCAACAACTTCGTGGCACGACTGACTTTACTCAAGGAAGACCGGGAGCAGGTGCAGTAATGACTGGAACAAGAACAATTGTTGGACCTTATGGAACTTCACAAGCAGCAAAGCCATCTACTAAAAGTAGGTCAACATTAGGTGCAGGCGGAACATTGACTAAAGACAGAAGGGTTATTGGACCTTATGGCAGATAACACAAGATTTTTAACAAACAAAACCATCTACGAACACATGGACAGGAACCCCGAACAATATCTCCGTGTGTTTCAAGGTGATACAAAAAAATATAAAAGCGAAGTTAGTCATTATGGATACATGGCTTCTCTTGACGACTATAAAATTCCAGAAGAGAAATCTTTATACTCACGAACATATGAAGACATGAGAAAAAACCCCGATGCTTATATTAGCCAATACGGAGAGCAATGGTACGAACAAGAATTTAACATGGCGGCTAATTTGTATAATCAAGAGAGAGATTCTAACGAAGAATTTTTTAAGATTGCCGACAAACAGCAAGAATCTAATCAAAAACTTTTAGATGAGAATTATTCATATAACGTATTAAGTCCTTCATTACAAAAACGCTTTCAATATCAAAACACACCAGAAGACCAGCAAAGACAGGAACTAGGGCTAGTTCCTGAAGCCTTTGGTAAAACTGGTTTCAAAAAACTTAAAAAGTTTGTTGACGACACACGGAAAAAAGCACGTGAAGAAAAAGCTGATGCAGCCGGTGTTTTACTAGAAGATCAGGCACAGACTGCAACAGATATATTTGCAGATGTTAAAGAATTAACACAAGAAGATGTCGTTCAGTACATTCAAGCATACGAAGATATAGTCAACCCTCCTGATATTGCTACTCAAGTTGGCGTTCCGCGGGGTTATTTCGATACGGAAGTTAAAAAACGTCAAAGTATACTAGAAGAATCGCGCAACTTAGGCGTTGACCCCCACATGGCAGCATTGGCGCGTGAAGGGCTGACTGGCGACCCTAAACGAAGGTTTACCCCGCAGGAAACAGCAGAGTTAAAACAACTAGGGATAGATCCAACCGCTGCCCCTAGTGCGCCTCAAGAGTTTGATGCTCAAAAAAGCCTAGAACTTGCGCAGCTTGGCATAAGACAACCTCCGACTGAGAAAAAGGTTACAGCCCCAGTAAAAGAAACACAGTTAACCGTACTAAGCGATTACGCAGTTTTATTCAACAAACTCACAGGCGAAACACAAGGCAAAATTAATTTAGAAGAAATCCAAAACATAGACATGGAAACGCCCGAAGGATTAGAACAGTTCAACTCTATTGTCGAGCGCATACAACCTGTAGTAGACAACGCAACACCATATCAAAGAGCAAAAGCTACCAACCCTGACTTTATAGACGAACTTGCAAATGCTACAATCGAAAACTTAGGTAAGAGCACCACAGAAGAAGCACAAGAAGAGTTCCGAGATATAATTTCAATAGGCGAACAAGTTTATGGTCGTCGGAACTTTGTATACCCAAAACCAGACAGTCAAGACCCACAAGACATTGAATTTATAGACATCGTTGGCGAATATGTATTTGACGAATACCTCGCTGAAAACGCAATAGAGCAAGCTGAGATTGCTAAGAAAGCAGGTAAGCGCGGAACGGCAGGGCAAGTTGCAATAGGCTCGTTGCTAGGTATAGAAAAAGGTTGGAAGCGTGGATTCCAAGATTTGTTCGATATTGGCACTGGAATTATGGGCGGGATTGCTGAAGTTTTAGGTATTGGGCCAGGAAGCCAGAGCGAATTGTCATGGGAAGGCAGGATGAGAAAAATAGCGCAACGTTCTGAGGACATTCAACAGGCGACGCAAAAACAAGAAGACATTCTGCAAGCGACTGAAAAGTATACTCCTATCGCTTCTAAAATCATGAGAATTGCTACGAACATCGGAATCACAGCTTTAGACATAGCGACAGGTACAGTAGCAGGCAAAATCTCTGCTGCATCCAAACTTCCGTCATTAGCGACAAAAGGCGCAGGAGTAATTAGTAAGGTTGCACCAAACGCAATAGTAAAAGAAATGTTCTTGCGTACAGTCGGCACAAACGTAGGTAAGTACGATGAGATGGGGCTGTCTGCACCTCAAGCGTTGTTAGCGGCTATTATAGACTCTGGGGCATCAGCAAAAATCGAATCATTAGGTGGTATCGCAAGTAAAGGCGGGTTAACCGGTGCGGCTAGTGGCAAACTTCTCAAAGCTCTAATGGTACCTATTGATGAAATGGGCGAAGAATTATTCCAAGCACTTTCAACTGGTCTTATAGAAACAGTAGTAGCAGGCAAACCGATAAGCGAAGTCTTTGAATCCGAATCAATGCAAGGCATGACAAACGACCAAATAGGCGAAGTTGCTATCACGGTAGCGTTGACATCAGCGTTATTTGGTGCAGCAAGAGCAGGCGTAAACCTTAAAAACACCATAAAAGCTAAAAACCGTACCGATATGATGAAGGGTATGGTTAAAGACCTCGACATAGTACTTGAAACATTAGAGGACGAAAATCTCAGAGAACCATTTATTCAATATAGAGATGGCGTTCAAGAAGTACTCGACAACGTACCGAAAGAAATAATAGCACCCGACGAAGGAGATACCGTTGCCCTTACAGCAGACGGCGAAATAGACGTTGGAGAAATACCTACGCTAAAATCAGTTACAAAGGAAGTACCTACACTCAAAGCCACTACAAAGCCACAGGAGGCGGTTACAGCCGTTTCACCTAAGAAGCCTAGTGTCACTGCACCTAAGGCAGTAACCGCTATAGAAACTGATAAAAATATAGTTACTGGAATACCTAAAGAAACACGACAGGCGGCAGCAGAAGTTCAACCTGTTAAAGTAGGCGATGCAAAGACCTTAACAGACAAACAAAAAGCAAAGCGACAAATCAAACTTGAACAATCACGGCAATATGCTAAAGAATATGAACAAGAAACCGACACGCTTAAAAAGGCAGACGTTGTTAAAATAGACCCGAAAGCGTCGCTTAAAGATACGATTGATAATTTGAAAAGAGCAGCAGTAGAAATAGAACAAAGTATAGGTCGACTAAGGTATACAAAAAAACCAACTATTACTACTAACGGCTTAACTAAAAGCGAAATACAAGCGATAGGCAAAGCGTTTGCGAATAGGCAGAACGCGGCACGAGAATTAAGGAAGGTCGCGAATCAAATTGATGCCCGTATACGCAAAGAAACTTCTAAAGCGCAGACTAAATTTCAAAAAACACTAAAAGACGAAGTTAAACGATCTGGATTAACCAAAACATACCAAAGTCTTGTGGACAACATGAACGAAATGTTTGACACTCGAGCTAAGAAAATGACACCGAAGACAAAAGCTAAACTTGAAAAAATCAGAACAGCTATGAGTGTTAAGTTTGGTGGCGAAGATAACATACCATTCCACATCAAAAAAACATACGACAGACTAGGCAAAGTAAGCATAGGCGAACTCACGGCAGACGAACTAGACGGTGCTATGGCGTTCCTTGAACAAGCCAAGCGCGACAATGACGTGGAAATGCGCGAACTCACATTATCTAATAATCAGACGTATGCCGATAACGTTTCGGATATAAAACAAACTATCCCTACGAAGTTACCCAAACACAGCATCGCAGAAAGAGCTGTTAATATAGGACAGTCTGCTCGTTCAAAAGCATTAAAGATGGGTACGAACTTTCGTGCAAAAGTAATCACACCTATTATGAAAGGGACTTTAACAAAAGGCAAAAACAACATGTACGTCATTGAAAATATGCTCAAACCGCTTGATAAAATGTTGAGAAGCGAAATGGGCGATTTTAAAGACGGCAAAGGTAAAAAAGTCTATGATTCAACGCTAGGCAAAGGACTTGCTAAGTGGGAGCTTTTATCCACATACGGCGTATCAATGGACGTAGACGGATTTAAAGCGTTGTCTGAGCAGTACGACCCTAAACAGTTACAGAAATTCAGAGACACTTTCGAAAAGAATTACCCTGAACTTCACAAGGGGTACAACTTAATAAGAGAAGTGTTCGACTATTACACAGACCAAGTAAACAAAACATACAAGCACGTAAACGGTTCGGATTTAGTCACAGAAAAAATGCAACGTGACAATCCGTTCTACTTCCCATTGTCTAAAGAAGGGCATTTTTACAAAGCACCTACCGAAGACGGCGCAACCAGCACTAAGATAAACCCAACTTTCACACTAGCTCGTACAGGTGGCGGTGACATTAAGCTGTCTAACCCATTGTGGACAGCACACGCATACCACAACCAAGCGAACAACTACGTTTCTTACGCATCTGCGATATTCGATTCTAACCTTTTGTTACAGTCTGAGCCTGTTATGAAAGCGTTCAAAGAAATGGGCGTAGACAAAAATCAAAAAGTCATAGAAGAAAAGTTTTGGAGAGAATATCTAACAAGAGTTGCTAAAGGCGACAGAGTAATAAACGAGGTAGACCTTGCCATTACTCGTGTTCTGAAAAAAGGCGTAGCGTTATCCAAACTCGGTATGACACCAACTGTTCCTTTAAAACAGATGGCTTCATACCCAGGCGCAATGATGCACATTAAACCTCAATACCTATTCGCGAGAGGAAACTTTGTTAAAGCCGCAGCTACACTATTAAGCCCGAAAAAAAGAGCCGCGTTCTTTGAAGAAATGCCCGATATGTACGATAGAGTAATGCAAGGTTACTCGTTGATGGAAGCTGCCAACATCAAAGGCAAAGTCTTTAACGCAAGAGCAATAAGATACGTTGATGCATTGACTGTCACCGCAATATACCACGCAGCAAAATCACAAGCTAAAAAAACAGGCGAAAACGTTTCTGACCTTTACCATAACGCTTTGTGGGACACACAACCGATGTACGACGTGCCGTTCAGAAGCGAAGTTCAAAAGTCCGAGTTCGGACGATGGGTTATGATGTTCTCTACCCAACAGTACCAGCAACAAAACATGGCTCGTCAATCTGCGCAATCTATTACGCAAGGTCGCCAAATGATTAAAGATGGCAACGTGACTGAGGGTAAAAAGCTGAGGGCTGCCGGTAGACGTGGGCTAGTAGGAACTACTTTTAACATTTTGTTTTTTGCAGGATTAAACTACGGATTAGGCAGAACGCTATTTGGCAGAGGCGAAGACGAAGAAAAGATTTTAGACCAAGGCATCAAATCTCTACTCGGAACAGCATCGCCTATGCTGTCAAGAATGGCAAGTGCAACACTTACAACTGTGGCAAAAAGATTAGGTCTTGATATTAACCTCGGCAAATACGATATGAATGTGCCTATAATAGACCTTATCAATGATGCATTTGGTGGAATCGAGCAAGCGGTAATAGAGAACGACAAAACTTTGTACGGCAAGATTATTGATGTCGCCACACCGTTTGCTGAAATATTCGGTATTCCTGCAAAGAACGCTGAAAGATGGATAACAAAAGGGATGGAGCAGATATTCCCTGACTTTGAGTACCAAGAGTGGAAAGAAGTCGAGGGTAAAACAGAACAAATAAGGGAGTATGTGCTTAAAGCCGACAACTACCCAACTGAACTACCAACAGCCAAAACCGAAATTTATAACATGACATGGGATATTGTTAAAGACGGCGAGATAACCAAAGAAGAACGGAAAATGCTACCTCGCCTAGAAAAAGTCGCCAGTGACATTGGAGATATGAATTTCAAAACTAAGGTTAGCTATATGACAAACAGCCTTGAAGGTAAAGCAGAAAAACAAATTAGAGAAGAAAACCCTCGTTGGACAGACGAGCAAGTAGAAAAAGCCATTAAAGATTTAGGATTTAAGAAGTTTTCAACGCAGTTTTACAGAAAAGAACTCCCAAGATTAGGTAGGTAACTATGCCAAGATATAATGCACCCGAAAGAAGTTTATCAAAAAGAATAGACGACCAAAAAGCAAGGATTGACACCTTAGTAACGTCTGGTCCTATGACTTCTTTTGACGTAGACGCAAATGAGGGTACAGCACAAACAATCACTAACGGTAATACGCTTACTGTTGTTGGTGGAACGGGCATAGACACGACAGTAGGACCGACTGATAACGTAACAGTAGCGATAGATGAAGCAAATCTCAACACCAAGTATCTTCGGCTAGACGCAACCAACGATCCTATGACCGGCGACTTGAATATGGGCGACAAAGAAATATCTGATATAAAGCAACTCATTCTTGATACCACACCTGCAACGCCCGGAAGCGCAGCCGGAACAATTTACTGGAACGAAACTGAGTTCACTATAAATATTGTTACAGGATTAGGTCCGGTTTTACAAGTAGGGCAAGAAATATTCTTTATTGTGTTTAACGACACAGTATCGCAAATAGACGACGGCAAAGTAGTTCATCCTGTAGGGGGCGCAACCAGTGGACACCCACACATAGAACTTGCACAAGCAGACGTTTTTAGCAACTTCGACAGGGCGGTATGGGTAGCTACAATGGACATACCCGCAGGAGAAGTTGGGATTGCAACTGAACTAGGTAGGGTTAGAGGCATAAATACTAATGCTTTTACTGTTGGTGACAACATTTATTTATCTGCTACTACGGCAGGCGAGTTCACTGCTACACCGCCCGAGTTTCCAAGCTACAGAATACAAATAGGTGGAGTTGCGGTAAAAGACCCTACAGACGGCGAAATCGTTGTAAGTGTTCTAGGCGAAGCTACCGACGATTTGCAGAACTTTTGGAACGGTGTTTTAAGAGAATCTTTTGACTTTAGAGTAACCTCTAGCGGTACTGTCATAACAGGAACATTAACACCTACAAACGGTCATCCCGATATGACTTTGTTTTTCAGCAGCGGTAGGTTCATTTTAGACACAGACCCCGGCGCAACTGTTACATTAACAGCAGGCACAGACACAAACCCACAAGAGAACTTTGTGTATATTTTAGAATCAGACCCGACGACTATAGTTACGTCAACAGGTGACTGGCCTGCAACCGAGCATGCTAAAGTAGCGCTCCTTTACTTGCAAAGCGCAGCATCTATCGTAACGGTTGGCGCGTTTCGCAACCAAAATTGGAACGACCACATACAGTCTACGGTAACAAGTCAAGGTCACTTATCTCACATCGGAGAAAGAATAAGAGCGATTGAAGCGGAATGGTGGGCTGGCGCAGAAACTTCACTAACAGGCACAACAGCTAACGTTTTTATTTCTAACACTTCGGGGAAAGTGTATCAAATGCATTTGCATGATTTCCCCGCAATAGATATGTCAACAGGCGACGATATACACGTAGTAAACGACCCTGTAAGTGCGTTTAGAACCACGTCAAATCTAAATGACCTTACCGTAGATGCAGACGGAGATACTTTAAATAACAGATGGTTCAGCATAGTAGTATGGGGTGTGGCAAATAAAACAGGCGAACTATCACATTTAATGTGCGACCTCCCGACAGGCAGCTACACTTCTGAAAACAACGCAGTAAACGATGCTTTAGGTTACGCTGTCTATTCCGTACCTAAACCGTTCAAGGGCGTAGGGTTTTTACTAGCACGTTTCACAATGCGAAAAACAAACGCAGTATTCACATTCAACCCAAGTGTAGGGTATCAAGATTTAAGAGGGTTTATACCTAACTCAACCGCAGGCAGCGGAGCAGGTTCAAGTGGAATAACAACATTCTTAGGTCTTACAGACGTTCCTTCATCTTACGCTGGCGAAGCAGGAAAAGTACCTGCCGTAAACGGTGGTGAAACAGCTTTAGAGTTTACAGACATTGCCGACAACACAGCAGTCTCGTTAAATACAGACCACAGAACATCAAACGGCACAGACCATGCTAATGTAGTATTGAATGATACACACAGAGCATCGGACGGCAAGAACCATAGCGACGTTGTATTGAACAACACTCACCGCAGTAGCGACGGTTCTGACCATAGCAAAGTCACAGCCAACGAAACAGCGATAGGTTTAAACACCACACATAGAGGGAGCGACGGCAAAGACCACTCCGACGTAGTAACAAACAACGCTAAAGTCACAAATGCTACTCACACAGGCGAAGTCACAGGCGACGGTGTATTAACGGTGGACAAAACAGCCATCACTAACAAATCTACGGTAACGGCAGTTGATGCTGACTTCGTGCTTATATCAGACACAAGCGACGGAGGCGAACTAAAGAAAGCGTTGAAAAGCGACTTTGGCGGTGGAGGCGGTGGCGTACCTATCGACGGTTGGATAGACCCGAGCGAAACATGGACGTTTGCAAGTGTAGACGACCCTACGGGTGTTATAACAGTGCCGAGTGATGCAACAACAAAGTACAGCGTTGGTATGCGGTTGAGGTTCGTTAACGGTGGCAACACGATATACGGAATCATTACAGTAGTTACATCAACGACAATAACGTTCTTGCATGAGATAGACCCAACAGACGGTGAGGCATTGCACTTGATGGCAAACAGCGCAATCACAGCTAACTTTTACTCGACACAAAAAACACCGTTTGATTTTCCTCTTGACCCTGCAAGCTGGACGGTGTATTCAAAAGACACGACTAACAGAACACAGACACCGCCAACATCCGGAGTGTGGTACAACTTAGGTTCATTTTCTATAACTGTGCCGATAGGCGTATGGTCTGTGATATATTCAGTCAAATGTATTCTTGACAAATCAACAGCTAGTCCGGCAATAATAGAAATTACATTATCTACAGCAAACAATAGCGAGTCAAACGCAGAAAACTCGTGTTCGTTAGCAACAGCAGGAAACACTAATGGTGGCTCACAATATTTTGTCAAACTGTTGCCACTAGCAATATCAACAAAAGATGTTTATTTTATAAACACCAGAGCACTAGGCTCGACTTTATCGGTTTTATTTAACCAGAACGCAGACGTTGGTGCTTTAATACAAGCAGTATGTGCTTACTTATAAAAAACCGCTTAACGGCGTAAAAGAGAATAAAAATGCTATAACCGCTTAACAGCGTAAAGGAGAATATTATGCAAGAAATAATTAAGAACGGTCAGAAAATAGGTGAGTTTAAACCAACAGACAACCTAGTAATCAAGGTACAAACTCCACCGCCATCAACAAAAAAGGTAATGTACACAGGTAGCGGAGCAAACATTAGAAGCGAACCAAGCGCAGAAGGTGGAAGCTCAACAGTAGTAGGGTTTGCAAATAGCGGTGATATATTTGACACTTTATCAACCACTCTTGAAGAACCGTACATGCCTGTTCTTTACGCAGGAGAAACCGCTTACGTTTACAACAAAGGCGGCAACTACATGAAGTGGGTAGAGCCTAGTCCTCCAATTACAGGCGAAGTATACGAGAATATACAAAAGTATATCAACAAGTATTGTTCTGGCACGAACACGCAGAACATTCTTGATGCTATGATACGTGAACTTAAACCTGGCGACAACATCATGGAACAATGGGCGTACCCTTACTGCGGGTATCATCACAAGTATAGCAAAATAAACTATTACGGTAAAAGGTTGCCTTACGGTGGCAGATCAGACATGGACATCGAGGGTGATTGTGCGGAAGTATGGAGAAACTTTAACAGATGCTTTGGTATTAGCAACGACATAGGAAGCTGGACAGTTGCACAGTGGAGAAACTACAAACACACGCAGTTCAAAACCCTAGCACAAATCAAATCCGACATAATGAACGAAGATTATAGCGATTGGAAGTTTGGCGATGAGCTGTTCTTTGCTTTCAGAAGTGGGCAGGACGTTTCACACGTCGGCGGTTACATGCGTGACAAATTCATGGGTCACACAAGGTCGTCTGTTCATCCGTGGAAAATGGAATCAATCAAAGACTACTGTATGCAAAGCAAGGGAGGGAAGAGAAAAATCGACTATGTAAAAGGTGTAACAAGACCTATTACAGATGAACAAATGGCTAAACTCATAGTAAAATAGACAGCAAGGAGCATACAAATGACAAACGATATAATTTTAGGGGTAGGCATACCGCTGACGGTAGCGGCAATAACAGGAATATTTATAGGAGTAATGAAAATGTATAAGAGGCATCAAAAAAGAGTAACGGATTTGCAAGACTTAAAAGAAAACGTTTTTCATTTGAACAGGGGTATGCAAGTGCTTATCCCTTGTACCCACGCTATTATGGTCAAAGTCAAAACAGGCGAGGTAAATGGCGCGTTTGAAGATGCTGACAAGCTAATGCGAGAGTACAGGAACGACAAGACAGAGTTTAAGATTTGACAAGAAACGCTATATAGTGTATGCTAAAATATGAAAGAAGGTGCATATATGGAGTGGCTAAGAGCTGATGAATTAAGAGCGCAGAAATTCGCCATAGACGAAATAGCACGAATAATAGGCTTACCCAGAAGCATAGTGCGAAAACACTTTGATGAAAAACCACCGTCAATGCGTAGACGTAAACGTGGAGCTGTCGGAATAGCAGGTGACATACATGCTCCTTTTGACCACCCTAACTACATCACCTTCCTAAAAGACACTTTTAAAAAAAATGGGTGCGAAACTATTATATTTGTAGGAGACCTGGTTGACCATCACGCACTTTCAAGGTTTATTAACGAAACGTGCGCTGACTCATCAAGGACAGAGTATAGCAATGCGTACATAAACGTGCAAAGGTATTACAACGAGTTTCCAGAAGCAATATGGATATTAGGCAATCACGACAAAAGACCAGAACAACTTGCGGCTTCTGTAGGAATGGACGAAGTTTATCTTAAATCAATAAGAGAACTTTATAACCCTCCTGTAGGTTGGGAAATACAAAATGACGAGGTTTTTGTTGAAGGTGTCTTGTACAAACACGGAATTAACTGTTTGGGTAAAGACGGTGCTATGAACGCAGCTTTACAAGAACGCATGTCTACTGTAATAGGACATTCTCATTCGTTTGGCGGGTGCAAATATTCAGCAAACAACCGAAACATTATATTTGGTCTTAACGTAGGTTGTGGCATCGACATTGACGCTTATGCTTTTGCATATGGTAAACACTCAAAGTATAGACCTACGCTAGGCTGTGGCATCGTCCATAATTCGGAGCACGCTGAATTTATTCCTATGGGAAGAGATTATTTTAGAAGCACTAAGAATATAACACAATAATTTGCAATGTAACAGAGTGTATGTTATATTGAAATAGAATAAAGAAAAAGAAAGGAGAAATAAAATGCAAGTAAATCTAACAGAAATCTTAATAGCTATCATAGGCATCATCTTCACAGGGGCGATAATCCCTCTTGTGAGAATCGGGTTTAAGTGGCTTAAAGAGAAGACAAAGAACGAAGGCTTACTATCAGCCCTAAACGAAGCTGAAAAGGTCGCAGACGGCGTTGTAGCAGGCATGGCGGTCAATGTGGTTGAAGGACTTAAAGCAATGAACACAGATGGGAAGTTGACGGTTTCCGAAGCGAGAATCGTAATGAAGCAAGCAACTGCAATATTCATGGCAGACATATCGGAAAGGTCGCTTAGTGTTATAAACGCAAACTCAGACATCACCGCAAACTACATTGCAAACCTAATAGAATCAAGACTAGCAGTATCAAAGAAATAATCAATTAAGGTAGTCTATGTGTTTACCATCGCTACGTAATGTAGTTTTCTAAGCTATGCAGAGGGCAGAACAGGCAGCTGCCACGCCTATACAGGAACTCCCAACAAAGGAGTGCGACTATATAGGTCTTAAAGAGATGTAGGGTTGCCAACCTACCTGCATAGCACATGGGGATTAAGAGGTAACACCTTGCGATTCCCACCAGCTCTCACGAGCAATTCTTCTTTCTAGTGCAGAGATGCACACTTCCTTCCGGGGGCAGCTACCATGGCTGTCCCTATTTCTATACCCTAAAATAAACTTTGAAACTAACTGTTGACATGGTTTAAGTTCTGTGTTAGAATCGAGATAGACGAAAGGAGATAAAGATATGAGCTTAGATATTTATTTTACAGAGGTAAGGGAATCAGAAGTACATTTTCAAAACATAACACATAATTTAAACATGATGGCGAAGGAAGCAGGTATGTACAAACCTTTATGGCGACCCGAAGAAGTAGGGATAACGAAAGCGGCTGAATTAACGCCTTATCTTGAAAAAGGCATAGCCGACATGAAGGATAACCCTTCTAAGTATAGGAAGTTTGACGCAAAAAATGGTTGGGGTACATATGATGATTTTTTACCTTGGTTAGAAGAGCTGTTACAAGCAAGTAAAGATTTTCCAGAATCAGATATACACATAAGTAGATAGTTTCAAAGTGAGCGTTAGCGAATAAGCGCGTCAACATCAAAGCGCAAGAGAGGAGGAACACATGATAGACAACAACGCAACGATAAAAGAACTAATGAAAGACCGAGACATAAAGCTAAAAGAAATGGCAATAGAACTTGAATGTTCTACACAGCACGTATCTTACATGGTAAACGGACACCGCAAAATAAGCCTAGAGAGAGCATCGGTGTTTGCCAACAAACTAGGAATCACACTAGACGACTTTTACAAAGCAATAAAGAACGGAGAGAAAGGAGAACAGCATGGGAAGATATAGAAAGATACCAATAGTAATCGAGGCGGTAAAACTTGCATGGGACACATGGAATGAAGTTTGCGACTTTGTATCAAAAGAAGCATTTGTCGAAGGTGTGTACCTCAACGATAAAGGCGAGATAATCGAACACAAGGTATCTGCCAAACTAGGGCTATTAATAAACACGCTATCGGGCGAAGTGCTTGTAAGCGAAGGGGATTATATCCTTAAAGGCGTTAAGGGCGAATTTTATCCTTGTAAAGCTGACATATTCTACGAGACATACGAAAAAGTGAGCGGTAGCGAATAATGCTCGTCAGCATCAAAGCGACAGAAAGGAGAAAACCAATGAAGTATAAGAAAGGCGACACAGTTTTAATACGAAGTGATTTAAAAAGTGGTGAAGATTATCCTACATGTGAGTTTAGAAGGGAAATGGCGAAAAACAAAGGGAAAGTCTTAACTATAAAGTCACTTAATTTTTTCGACACTAGGTACCTCGTGGAAGAAGATGCAGGACAATGGTATTGGACAGACGAAATGATACTAATGTCTAAACAAGAGTTTGACGACAAATACGTAGGCAACAACAAAGTAGTACATTGCCCTACACAAGCAGGGTCAAAAGAGTTCTCGGACATAGCTAAAGCGTTTGGGTATCCCCATGGCAACACGGTAAATTTACATTCAATGTGGCAACACTTGAAAGAAAAAACATGCTATATGGTATACGGCGGGGACTACTGCAACATAGAGTGGTATGAAAGAAAGCATTACGAAATAATAAAATATAAAGGGGAAAAAGAAATGACAAAGAGTGATTTGAAAGAGGGCATGGTAGTAGAGTACAGATGTGGTTCGTTGGTAAAGTTGGATAGTACAGACATACGATATAAAAAAGACGACCTTACAAGCTCGGTTGGTAGCGACTGCGACATTATGAAAGTCTATGAGCCTATATGGACAAGAGAAGAAACAAAAGAAATGACCGTGGCTGAAATCTCTGAAAAGCTAGGGTACGAAGTAAAGGTGGTAAAATAATGTTTAAAATAGGAGAGCACGTTGAGGTTGTTGATGGTGGGTATCTTTACAGTACATGGGATGCTTTTTTCGGAAAGCATAATCTTTGTATAAGCGATTGGGAAAACAGAAGAGAGCTTGATGTATCACGGAGGCGCGGCAACGATTTTGTGGTTCTTTTTTCAGCACCACACGGAATTTATGACTCTACGCTAGTTTATTTAATACAAGACGGGAACAGGCAGACTTACATAATTGGAGAACGAGGCATGAAAAGCAAAAAAACAAAAGAAATGACAGTAGAGCAAATTTCCAAAGAGCTAGGATATGACGTGAAGGTTGTAAAGGGTTGAGCGTAGCGAAATAGGTAGCGTCAGCATAATAGCGACAAGGAAGGAGAAAACCATGAGTAAATGTACTAACTGTATAACCATAGAAGACGGTCACTGCAACATAATAGCAAGAGGGAACATGTGCGTACACTACACCTACGGAAACCTCGAAGAAGAATTAACTAGAATAGCTTTGGAGGATTCAGAGAAAGCAGAGGAAGAAGTCAGAGAGCTTAACAGAATAATCTACGCTTTACGTGCCGAGGTTGGAAGCCTTAAAATGCAAATCAATTTGTTCCGTGTAGCGGCAGGCACATCGGACAGCGCACAAGCAATTATAGCAGCAGAGAAAAAGGACAATAAAACTTACACATGAAAGGAGAAGTGAAATGAACATATACGAGAAGATACACAAGATAATGAGCGAAGTTGAACATTTAAAAAAAGACGGCAAAGCAGAGTTCGGCTCTACGAAGTACAAGTTTTTATCGGAAGCGAAGACCACGCAAATCTTTAGAGAGAAACTAATAGAGTATAAGCTAGTGTTATTTCCAATCAAGGTCGAAGAAACCAAGGTTGAAAAAGTTACTCGTGGCATCTACACATATCGGTTGTTGAATACAGAAAAACCCGAAGAGTTCATAGATTTGATGTCAAGCGGTCAAGGACACGACGGCACGGACAAGGGCAGTGGTAAAGCATCAAGCTACGCATACAAGTATCTTTTGTGGAGAACCTTTGCTGTCCCATCAAACGACGATCCCGATCAAGTAACTAGCGCAGAGCATCTATTCAATCCTGAACAAGACAAAAAAGATTGGGCAGATGCCGAAACAAAACTATACGCTGCTTACGCAAAGATGGGGTTTAAAGAAGTCGATGAAGTAGAGAATAAGTATTTAGAACGTACTGGAAAAACCGTAATAAAATCGACAACAAAAGAAATGCTTACAGAAGTAACTAAAATCAACAAGCGTCTAAAGAAAGAAGGTACACAATGAACAAGATAATCATAGAACTTAGAGAGATGATGTTTGACGATGTGCGCAATGGCATCAAGGTTGCCACTCTAAGAAAAGGCAAAAGAGACTACCCTCTTGGGAACACGGTTTTAATCGGGGACAAAGGAAGAAACTGCGTACTAATTGACGTAAAGTCGCTAGAAGAAAAAACGATTGCTGATGTTACGGATAACGACGCAAAGGTTGAAGGGTATGCCAACCGACAAGAGTTGATAGACGTGATGAGCGACATTTACGGTGATGTGAAAGAATCTACCGTCGTTACGCAAGTGCATTTTGATTTTATAGGAACGCCAAACTATGGTTATTTCCTTAATATGATTAATGGGGAGGATAAAAAATGAAGACGTGGGCAGATGAAGAGGTTAGTCTTTTAGAACTCCTTTACCCATATCGCAGAGCGAAAGACATCGTTCAGTTTTTTAACGGGAAGTCGCTTAGCGCAATAACGCACAAGGTGTCGAGGCTCAAAGTATCAAAAAACTTAAAATCCTTGTTTGAAATCAGATCAAAGGCACAAAGCGGCGCGAATTCCGGCAATTTCAAGAACTACCGTAGAACAACACCGAAGGGGTATATAATGCTGTATAAGCCCAACCACCCTAATGCTTCTAAACACGGACTGGTTATGGAGCATCGGTTTGTAATGAGCAATCACTTGGGAAGAGCTTTAAATGACGAAGAGAGAGTCCATCACGTTAACGAGAACAAGAAAGACAACCGAATAGAAAATCTACAAATTATGGGACACGGAGAACATTCCGCATACCACAATTTAAGGAGGGGTTTAAATTGAATAAATGTTTTATAATTGGAAATGTGTGCAAGACTCCAGAGGTCAATACAACTGCATCGGGAATATCGGTATGCCGGTTCACCGTCGCTGTCACAAGACCTTTTAAAAAAGACGAAACCGATTTTATATCTGTCACAGCATGGAGAAAATCAGCAGAACTAATCGGTCAGTACATGAAAAAAGGTAATAAGATAGCAATTACAGGGTACATTCAAACCGGCAGCTATGAGAAGGACGGCATCAAGCGATACACAACAGATTTAATCGTTGAAGACTTTGAGTTCTTGACACCAAAAGGCGAACACATGAGCGAACCGCCAAAGAACAAGCCACAGCAAACAGAGCTTTTTGAAGACGAGAAGAGCGACTTTGAGCCACTCGACGACGAACAGATGCCGTTCTGACATATTATGGCAAAGAGTAAGCGAAGCAAAGCATGTGAGTTCTCTCAATCCGTCCGAGACGACATAGAGGAACGCGATCAAAACACATGCGTTTTATGCGGGATAAGGCAGGGCGCACCTAACATGCACTACATACCACGGTCTGATGGGGGTCTAGGGATAGAACAAAACGGAGCGTGTGGGTGCGACACCTGTCACCACGAATACGACAACGGTTACAACAAAGACGTAAACCTGCGAGAACGACACAAAAAGCGATTCAGAGAATATTTAATGTCACAGTACGACGACTGGAACGAAGAAGACTTGTACTATAATAAATGGAGGTAGAGAGTAGGCGATATGATGCTGGCGCGCATTATTGAGCTGAAGCTCAACAAAGAGAGGAGAATGGTATGAAATATAACGTAAGCGACAAAATAATTAAAGAAGGCGATATAGAGTTCTACTTCAATCACTATTGGCGCAAAGAAAAGATGGGAGTCAACACGGTAAGAGAAGCAAACGATAAATACTTCTCCCCCTACACGCCTAACAGCCGCTATAAATCTGCGATAGAGCAAGGGCTTGCTTCGGG